TATTAAATGATGTTTTCCATCTTCTTTATAAACTACCTTTGATGTATCTTTATAAGTATCATTTAATTTGCCTATAAATTCCCCTTCTGGAAGGTTGGCTGTTATGACACTTTCAAGATAATTTTCTTCTGTTTCATCTTTTCCATTATTGCTAGTCATACTCAAACTATCTGTTATTGTTTTAATTTCTTGCGTATAATCTGGCGAAGGACTTGCTTGTCCTCCTGTATATGGTTCATATTCTGTAGCCGTTGAGCCTTTTTCAAGTTGGAATTTAACTATAACATTGTTTAGCGTTATACCACTTTCAATATTTATTTGAGGTCTTACATTGTCAAAAGAACCTGTAGCACTAAAAGTCTTGTCAGAAGTAACGTCCCGAAAAAACAGTTCTGCAGAACCATGATATAAAGCATATGATATATTGTTATAAGTATTTGCACTAAACGTATAACTCCCGTCTAAAGATAATGATATAAAATCCTTAGAAGATGGAACTAAGTACGTTTTCGCAGTAGTAGTTCCATTTAAAGTAACAGTTCCGTCATTATTATTTGTGCAAGTAATACCATTAACAGTCTTTGATTGAATTTTATTAGGTAATAAATTTTTACCAGTAGTAGTTTCTTGTTCACAAACACCCTCAACTTCTAATTCTTTTAATTCATTTAAAGAACTATCCTCCACATGAATATATGTATCGCTTGCCTCTCCAACCTCAAGTACATTATTCTTTAACCTATCTAAATTATTTTTAATTTCATAGGTACATTTAGCACTTGGATATTGTGTATCCGTTGAATTTTCATTTACAAAATTAACTTTATTATCGGCTGTTTCTAAATTCTTACCAGCAATTACATTTTCAAGGGTTCCTTTTCCGATAAAACTGTTTGGACTATATTGTTTATATGTATCATAATCTAATATATTTAACTTTGGTCGGCCTTCCGAATCAACTATAAAAGAAAATGCACCAGTTCCTTTTATAACACCACCAACGGATGATGTGGCATAATCAGTATTTTTAACATAATCTTTTAGGGTGTCTTTTAAGTCAGTTTCATTAACCAATCCACTTATTAAACTGTCTAACGGTACATCTATAACACTACCATTTTGCAATGTAAATGTTAGTTTCTCATTATCATTGTCATATGTAACATTGATTATCATTGATTCAATTGGTAAATCAACACTGCCTGTCGATAGTACATTATCGTCTTTATCTTTCAATTTTAAAGTCATTATATATGTCTTACTATCTATTGTTAAATCCAATTTATTACCAGTTTCAGTTATTAGCGAATAATTTTTAAAGTTACCATTAATATTGTCTATTTTCTTTACTAAATCACTATCATCATATTGATATGTGTTATTTATTTCAAGCGTGTCATTTTCTTGTTTTAAATCAATATTTGTTCCAGCAACGATATTCAATGTATTAAATCCATTAATTGTTGCGTCTTTTCCATTAAAAACACCGGAATTGGCTTTATTTTCCAATTTTTGAATTTCTTCATTTGCCATTTCTTCTACTTTCAGTCCTTGCTCTTTTGCGTAGTCGCCTTGCTTTTCTGCCTCTAAGCCTTTTTTATCAACAACTTGTCCAATTTGTTTAACTGACTCAAGTTCTTCTCTAACTTCATTTAAACCATCGTTCAATGCTTGTTCATATTGTTCGTACTGTGTCGGAGTTATTTTTTCAGAACCAGTTATATTTGGATCATATGTACCATTATTTATGAATATTTTCGCCGGAGAAGGACTATACCTCAATATTTCCTGACCATCACTTATATAAAAAGCATATATACCACAATACACGTATCCACTCTTTTTCAAAACCTCAACTGGAATATCACAGGTATTATTGGCATGAACTATAACTTCATATGCTTTTTTATCAATAAAAAAAACAGCTTTTTTTGTTAGTTGTTTATATTCTTCAGAAAATTCAAAAATACATTTATTAATATTATATTCGCCTTTATTAAGTATAGTTTTTTCTTTTATATCACAAAAATTTTTATTTACACTGATTATCATAACACTTATCTCACTTTCATGAATATAACTTCCAACAAAGCTTTTCTCTCACTTGATGACGAAACATTATTATTAACAGTAATTGTAACACCATTATCGTTATATACAACACTATTAAATGCTCCTCCTAAGTTATCATATAAACCATATATTTGATTTTTTAAGACAATATTATTATTTTCATATAGGTAACGAACCCACGACAAAACAACACAATTTTCTTTTGTAAATCCAGTTGGATAATTAATTTCATGTTGTTCCCATGCTGTCTCAGATATTAATTGAGATCTAACCACTTTAGTTGGATTATTAACACTATTTATAAATCCTTGCATACTATTCCTCCTCTATCAAATTTAAATTAGCTAATTGATATAATAATAAAATTGAAATTGAATTGTTCGGCTTAAATGCAGCTGATATTTTATAACCATTAGCATATGAATTTACAGTCGCATTTCCCATTTTTATTTGATTTTCTACATCCAATAACACAAAAATAAAAGTATTTTCATTTATATTTTCATCAGATACGTCATATTCATAATAATTTGTATCACTATTAAATATCCAATTTTGTGACAATAAAATTTGATTTTTGGTTTTTAAAGAACTATCAACTATCTCCATTATCTGGTTAGTTAGATGTCCTGCAGCGTCAGAGTCTAGTTGATTTTTTATTTGATTAAACCAAGTTGTAAAAGAAGCTTCTGTTGCTGCTATATACTCATTATATTTAGTATATAATTGATCATATATTTCTTCTGTGTTTAATGTTTCTACAGTAGAAGCCACCACACCACATACAGACTCTTCAAATCTCGTATCTGTAATACTAGACTGCGTTATAGATGTTACACCAGCACCTACATATATTTCAGCTAATTTAATATCATAAATGGTTGAGGATCTAACTAAAGCTGGAGCCGAAGGATTATCAGAGAAAGTTCCTTTGATTATTTGTGCTGATATTAACCTATTAGTTAAATCTAATCGAACAACAACATTATCAATTCTTTTTAATGTTCCGTCAGCAATTTCTATCGTTTTAATCAGATTACCAGTATTAGTATAACGATATCCTTCAATATTAGCGTCTCCTTCTTGTATTGTGATAGTCATATCATTATTAGCTATGACTTTTAACTCATTGTTGAAAATACCATTTGTAAAGTATTTTTTTAAGTGACGAGCGAAGTCTTCTGCGTAGTAGACTCTGTCGTCATTTATGTCGTTAAAAAAACTAAACTTTTCCATAATGTCCTTCCTTTCTTTTAATCTTCATTTTCGAATGTTTCTGCAATAGGTGTACCATAAACTGGTGTTACGTTATGCTTTCCTTTTTCAATAACTTCTTCAACTTCTGTAATTCTTTGTTTTTGTGCTATTTCCCAGGTTTCTTTTTTGATATTAACAATATCTCCTAAGTCCCAGTATTTTCTATAATGCGTAGCGTGTACAGTAGCCTCGAAGTTCTCGGTAGGATCTGTTATTTTTTCTTGTCCTAAATTATCTAATATAGCGTTATATTCAATAGTAGATAAATCTTTATTACTTTGACTTTTTGCGTCTACAAAAGCCTCTCTAATATCAAAGTCGTGTGTATCTGTTGTAACCTTTGTTACAGTTCTTAATATTCTAGCTGAGTCTTCGCCAACTCCACCAACTAAAACATCAGTAATCATATTTTTACGACTATATGTATATTCTGCTGCGTCTAAGTTTGATTTATCTTCGCTAAATTCATATCTAGTATTAACTTTCTGTTCTTCTGTACGGTCTTTACCGACATAATTAACATATTTATACTTTCTATTTTTTAAATCTAAGACAATTTTAGCTCCGATATTTGAAGCTCTTGATAGTTTTTCGTGATAATCATATACGTTTTTATATGTACATTGAAAATCTACTTTATCGCTAGTAATATCACTGTCTGTAATTTCTAATAAAGAAAAAGCTCTCATTGTAGTTAAGAGCTTTCTAAATGCACCTATATAGTTACCACTATAATTTATACGTGTCCTTATTATTCTTCTTTTTAATAACGATAAACCAAAACTACCATATACAGTTATAGTAACTTTGTCTCCGTCGTCCTTAAACTTCCAAGACTCTATAATTCCGAACTCGTCATTTTCTGTTAAATCACTTCTAACTATGATATTATCATAATTTAAAAGTTTAAAATTGTTTTTAGTAAGGTTTAAACTAAGTTCGAACTCACCAGCTTCAAAATATTTACGACGCCAGCGTAGAGAACTATAACTGTCTATAACACCAAGCGGCTTTAAATCACGATCATATACATTTAATGATATAGCTTCCATAATTACACCGCCTCATATTCTGGTAAAAACTCTATTGTAGTCTCTAAATTGTCCTCTCCAGAGTCTGCACCACTTCTAAATGTATTAGTTCCGCTAGGTACTTGTAAATACTTACTACCATACATTATTAGATAGTTTATGTTTTCTTCCTCGCCAGTAACGGCGTTTTTATAAATAACGTTCTTATTATCTATGTGAGTAGTGATTATTATTTGATCGCCAGCAGACATAGTTTTTTCTATCTGTATAATATCACGTGTAGTAACATTAAATAGATATGGGTTTTTAACAGTATCATTAGCTTTAAATTTAATAGTCATACCGTAATCAATTTCGGTAGTATTTTCTGTTGTTCCCATAGATGTAGTATTTTTAGTACCAAACTTGATACCTTTATTTTCTGGTATAACAAGTTTAAATTTAAAAGCTGGTGTCCAGGTAGCCATAGATAAGATAGTAGCAGCCAAAGCGGAAAATCTAGGGTTAGGACATATTAAAGATATAGAAAAGTCTCTTGTAAAACCTTTCTTTTCTGGAATAGATACTTTTTCAACAAGACAAGTTATTTTTCTTTCAATATCTCCTTCATAATAGTAAAGAGTACCTTCACTATTAAGAGGGAACATATCATATAATAATAATCTATTTTCTTGTATATTATCTGTTATAGTACCTTTGATAGTTAAATCTCTTTGACCTATACTTGTACCGTTCCAAGTAGTACCAACACCATACGCAGAACTTACACTATTAACAGTACCAACTGTTTCGTGAAAGCCGTCGCAGATACTAAGAAGAAAAGGCGGTTTATATGTAAAAGTAATCATATCTCCTTTATGATTTTTATATATTAAAGTTCTTTCCATTTAATCACGCCCTTCCATGTCTTAAATTATATTCTTGTAAAGCTTTACGAGTTTGTCTAGCAGTTTCTGCTGGAGATAGTGGCTCTGTTGAGTTTATAGTTAAGTTAAAGTTATTTGTTTCATTATTATTAACGATAGAGTTCTTATTTTCTCTATAATCTTTAGCTTCGTCAGCAGTTAAGACTTGTTCTCCTTTATGTAGTAGTGCTGGCATATCGTCGTAAGGTACATATTCCATACCTACACGAAGTTTTTTAATTAAAGGTATATTAAGACCTTTACCACCAACACCAGGCACCCAGTCTGGAATTTTTAATTTATTAAGACCTTTAATAAATGCGTTCATACCGTCAATTATGAAGTTGATAGGTAACTTAAAGATATTACCTATACCACTAATTATATTACTAAATATATTTTTAACATTTTGCCAAGCAGCTTTCCAATTACCAGTAAATACATTTTTAATAAAGTCTATAATATTCATAAATATATTTTTAGCAACTTGTATTTGTGATGTTATATAACTAATAGCAGTACCAAAGACACTACCAATAATATTAGCTACGTAAGTAAATTGCGCTGATAACATTGGAATAATACTTTGTATAATTACATTTAATATACTTACTAAAGGTGGAAGTATTAAATTAAGTAATTCTGTTAAAGGTTGCAATATTAACATCAATAAATCAATAAAAGGTTGTAATAATTGAAGTATAGGAGATAGTAAAGGCAATAGTGGTTGAATTAAGTTAAGTAATAAAGGTAAGACCATTTGAACTATTTGTAATATAGGTGGTAATAACATATTTATAAGTTCTACAAAGACTGGAAGTAAAGCCTCCACTATTTGCATAATAGGAGGCAGTAAAGTGCTTAATAAATTGATGAATATAGGTAAAATAGTTTCTGTCAAAGTAGCAAACATTGGTAAAGCAGTCTCTATAATAGTCTGCACCGACGGAATAATTGCATTAAATAGTTGAGTAATAACTGGTGTTAATTGATTTACCAAGCCTTCTATTAAAGGCATATTATTCATAATTAAATTCATAATAGATACAATTAAAGGCATTAAAGCATTACCTAAAGGAAGGAGTAACATTTGTACATTGCGTTTTAAACCTTCAAACATACTTCCTATGTCGTCGTATTTTACCTCTTTAATCTTATTCATAGAATCTGCTGTACCGTCGTACATTTCTCTAATTGATCCTAATTGAGTTACAACTTCCGGTCCCAAATCTTCCCACATAGTACCAAACAAATCAACGCCAACGATAGACTGTTGTACTGGATCATCCATTGCTTTAATAGCGTCTATAGTTTGATAGAAAGCTTCTTTAGCGGTATCTCCACCAGCAGCGAATTTTTTAGCCATATCGTCAGCATTTAAACCAAGTTTAGTAAAACCTTCTATAGTTGTATTAGATCCGTCTATTGCTCTTATAGAGAACTCTTTAACGGCGTCGCCGATTTTGTCTAAGTTCCAAGCTCCAGCATCTGCACCACTTTGAAATATATTAAACATATCTTCCGCAGATAAACCTAATTTACCAAACTGTACAGAATATTCATTAATATTGTCGACTAACTCTCCAGAGAAATCAAGACCAGCTTGCGCACCTTGGGCTATTAAGTTATACGCTTCGTCTGCCGATATTCCGAATTGTGTCATTAAAGCTTTCGTTGCTCTTATAGACTCATTTACTTCAACACCAAAAGCGTCTCGTAACGCAAGAGCATTCTCTGTAACCGCTTTTATTTGTGAAGGATTAAACCCGTCTAATTCTTGCGAAGCTAAAGCCATTGAGTTAGCTATATCTTCGAAACTCTCTCCATAATTATTTTTGTATATATCCTCTAAGGCTTTCTGCCACTCTCCAGACTCATTTTTTGCTATACCAGTTTGTACAATAAATGAGTTCATAGCTTGATCTACATCTTTTGAAGTATTTAAAGCTAAACCACCAATAGCAGTAGCAGCGGTAGTCAAGGTACCACCTAAAGCAAGAGCCCCTTTACCAACTTTAGAAAAAAATCCACCTAATTTATAGGCAAAATTTTCTCCCTTTTTAGTAGTGCCGTCTATAGCTTTATTAGCCTTCTCATTATCTATAAAAATAGATCCATATAAACTAAATATATTAGCCAAGTTTAACACCTCCCAAACCGTAATCTTTCATAATGTCTTCTGCACTTCGCATTTTCTTTTTTTGCTTTTGTTCTAGTTGCGGAACAAAAGTTTTTTCGTGCGATAATTTCTTAACAATTTCATTAATTAATTTAGGTAATTCAGTTTCTTTTTTGATACCATTATCTAAACACTCGCCCAATAAAAAAGACGGCTTGTCCTCAAACCAGTCAATACCGCCATAATGCTTATATAATATTCGTAAGATCTCAGCAGTGCCGATACTTACGCTATAGATAAAAAACTCGCAACACCTGGTAATTTACTTATTTCCTTAAATAATGCGATTACATCTTCGTTTTCTGCTCTTTCTAAAGCAAGTTTTAAATCTCCTTCATATTTTTTATTTTTTTCTGTTTTCATTTCTTCTGTATCTTCATCAGTAAATACTGGTTTGGAAGGATAATAACCTCTATAATTAGCTACAAAAGCATAAACTTCTCTTTCGCATTTATAAATTCTAGTAATAATCAAAGTTATAAGAGCAGCTCCTAATTTTTCTCGATCTTCTTTTTCGTCTCCAGTATTAAAATTTAAATTTTGTAAATCATCTTTAATGTCCATTTTATTTATAATTTCACTTAATAATAATAAATATTTTGTTTTCATTTTTTCTTTTCCTTTCCTTTTATTCTCTCTTTTGTTATTGCTCAAATAGAAAACAAAAAGGAGAATAATATTTTTAATTTATTCTCCTACTGTTATAGGGCAAGTTGCACTATCTTTAATTTGATATAGTCTTGAACTATCGTCTATAGTATAGTGAGGTATAATTTCAAGATTATGTTCATTTTCTGCTTTAGGAGCAGCCTTATAAGTAAATGCTCCTTCGTGTAAGCCATAATTAAATGTAAGGATCTTGTAAGTCTTATCTAGCATTTGTGTAATTACATCAATAGTATCAATATATTTACTTTTTGCGATAGGACCGAAATCTCCTTGTTTAATTACTTTTTCTGTATCAAGTGTAGCATTAGGTAAACCTTTTAATAATACATCTTGACTACAACATAATGACACAACCTTAATAGTAGCGTCTTCGCCGTCGATAACTTGCATACCAGCAGTTTTACCACGCTTACCGTCAAACTCTATGTCTCTTATTTCTGGTGTAATAGTCATTTCAACACCACCACGAGTAGGTCCAAGTATTAACTCGTTATCTTTTCCTAAGTTTAATACAACGATACCTTCGTCAATTTGAATTTTTTTAGTGTCATTTTCAGTAAATACTTTTAACATTAGTTTTCCCTCCTTTAAAATAATCTAATACTAAATGTTATCTGTTTTTTTATTAAGGCATATTCTGGATCAGATATTGGTCTTTGTTCTTCAAAGTATATAACGGCTCTTTCTTCTGAGAAGATTTTACCGTCAAGAAGTTTGATAAGTTCTTGTAACTTCTTTTCTAATTCAATACCAGTATTAGGCTCTGTAGTCCATATAAATATGTCGAAGTATACTAATTCGCCATAACGTAAGCAAATTTTAATAGGATCAGTAATTACACCATAAGGGAAGTCAGCTTTTTTCGAAGCTTCTTCATAATATAGTGGAATTATTTTTTGTTCATTAACAAACTTTTGTAATGCAATAAAGAAATTATACATCTTCGATCTCCTCACTTTCTTTAATCTTTCCTCCAGCTGCTTCAATAGTTTTATTAAGTTCTGCTAAGTATTCAGCTTGTGCCTCTCTGATAGCGTCTATATTATTAAAGACACTATTACGTAAGATACTTTGTCCTCTAAGTCCTGGGTGGCTAACTGATTTACCATAGTTAATATTACCGTCGCTTAGAGTATTAGCTTTTTTAATACTAATAGTATGTGATTTAACACCGAACTCAGCCCAAGCAGGGTTAGCGTGTGATACTTGTTTACCTTTCTTTTTTGCTTGCGCTTTAGAATAGTAACCAATTTGTAACTCTGGTTGTCCAGTATCACGATTTATTTTAGCCCAATAACCAACTTGTTTAGATAATCGGCCTGTACGTTTTTGAGTTTCAGCTTTAATAGCTTTACCAGCTACTTTAGCAGAAGCACGAAGGGCAGACTTTGAAAGCTTAACCATAGTGTTTTTAACTTCTTTTGATGTGTCTATAAATTCTATTTTATTGTTGCTCACGATTATTATTAAGCCCCGTTAATACAATTTCTGTTATCTCACTATTTACCTCGTAAGAACGTAGTATTTTGTATGCAACACCTTTGTATTTAACTTTTGTGTGCTTATCTTCGTCAAATTCTATGGTCCTTATTTCAAAACTTTTTTCTGGTTTAAAGCCAGCAGCTTGCGCCTGGTAAAATTCACTTCTTTTAACTGATATTTTATTAGCATATACTTTATTTTCTTTATAAGAGTAGTGAGGACGATTTAACTCGTCCAAACTCTCAACTTCTTCTAAAAGATATAAGACATCACTCCACATCTTTTACCACCTCGTTTACATAGTCGCTCGTTAGTGATAATTCTGTTCGTAGAGTCTCATAAGAATTACGATATTTTTCATAATTTTTATTATCTAACCCAAACTCAGCTTTTAAGTAAAGAAGTATAGCCGTTTCTATTAGACTATCTTCTTCACTTTCAGCTTTTGTAGAAGTGATACCGTTTCTTATTAAGTCTTGTCTACAAGCTTTAATAAGAGTAGTAATTTCAGTATTTATAACTTCGTCGTCTTCAATAGTTATTCTAAGAAAACCACGTGCTTTTTTCATTAGCTCGTCGCTAATAGATTTATTATTTGCCATAATATCACTCCTTATTTTTAATTTATTTATTTTTTTTTGATTTATCTTCTGTTTTGTGAGAAGTATCATCGTTGTTATTTTCTAATTGTAATTTTAACTTGTCATATTCTGCAGTTAAATTTTCAAGATCTTTCTTTAAAGTATCATTTTCTGTTTTTAGTGCGTCTTTTTCAGAAATAATACTAGCTATATCTGTATCGTCTTCGTGTGATACATATTTAACTAAATGATAAGAAGAAGAAAAAAGCTCTAAAGCTCTTTCTTCGCTTACATTTAATTCTTGTCCAGCTTTATATTTTTCGTCAGTATGAACATCAGTAAAATTAATAGCTGCAACTAATTTGTAAGTTCTCATTAACCTTTTACCTCAGTATTACTAGACGCACTATCAGCAGTTATTTCAAGAATAGCAAAAGCTTTACTGTCCATAACATGACCGTCTCCAAATGCTAAAGCTCTATGAACGATCATACCTTGACTAAATTTTTCGTGCTCAGAGCTTGCAACTTGTGGAGCCATATTATAGTTATACCAATATCTTTTACCATAACCGAACAATATTTTATTCTTAGGTGCTTCATCAGATATAATAACTGGTTTCTTTAATAACATTTCTGTACTTTCGTTATAAATAGGGTGTCCGTCTGTTCCAACCATACCTTCTATTAAATCGTGGAAAGTTTCAGTATTAACAACATAACTAGCACGTTTACCATAAGCTCTACGAATTTTACCTTTAATACTTGATAAAGCTTTATGTCCGAATTCAGAAAGTTTAACTGATACTTTTTGTGCTTCTGGTAACTCTGCAACGAATAAACCTTCTGCTTCATTTGTTCCTGTTCCAGTCATAACTTCTGACTCTAATTCTATAGCTAAAGCAAGTGCTAATTCAGAAACAACAATTTCTTTAAATGCGTCTAAACTTTCAGTATCTAAACCAACACCTAATTCAATTTTTGCACTAGTTCTATAAGAACCAAATGTTACATCTCCAGTAACTCCTCCGTTGGCAGTAATTGCGTCGCCGTCTTTATCTTTATTAGCTCCAATAGCTGATAAATTACCAACACGTAAAGTTCCTCTAACATTTTTTAAATTAATGAAATTAATTACATCTGATACTTCACGCATTTCTGTAATAATTTCGTTGTCTAATTCTTCTGGTACTACCGCTTGACCGTTTGTTAGAGTAACACCTCTTGTTTCTCTACCTCCAGTAATCATGTACTTTAAGAATGATCTAACTTCTTTAGACATTTTTGTTTTTCTTTCTTCTGTATTCATTTCTTTTCCTCCTTCTTCCTCATCGTCATCAAGACCAGGGGCTTTTTCTACATTATCTGGTTCTAATTCGCCAGTTTCTAATTTTTGAGCAATTTCAGCTCTTTTTTCTAGTGTTCTTTGTTCTTTATCTAAGTTGTCTAATTCACTGTTAATTTCTTCTAAATTAACGTCCTTTGATGTATCTTCTAAAAGTGTTCTAATTTCTGCTTTTCTAGCTTTAATTTCGTTTAATCTTTTTTCGTTCATTTTCTTTTCCTCCTTATCGAACTAATTTAGATTTTTGTTTTTGCTATACATATTTCTCTAAGTCTGGCTTGCTCCAAAGCTCTTTTTTCTTTTTCGTACTCCACCTCAAAGAAAGACCTAGCCGAAATACTTGTTTGATCGTAGGCTGGAATATCAACCACCGATACATCGTATAGCTTTTTAATTCGAGTTATTGTTCTTGTATGTGTAGCTGGATCGTATTCGTCGTCTGCTACAACAAAAGCAAAACTCATTTTATCTATGTAGCCACCTCTAATTTCCTCTAAGAGATTTCTACCATATTCAGTACCCCCAAGAAATGCGTCCATTTCCATACAGACATCATTTAATGATAATTTTAATGTGTTATTTCTAATTCTTGCTGCAACACGTCCACCATGATTATAATTAAAAATAACATCAGACATATCACAATTATCAAACGCATGGCGGTCTATTTGTTCATAGAACTTTACTCCCTCAAATTCATAAAGACAAGTGAGGGTGTTAAAAACTACTGGGACACCATGCACATAATCTTGTCTTTCGCTTCCGTCTTCGCTTCTTTGTTCTTTTAATTTAAAATCAGAGAAGACTCTAATTTCACGTCCAGTTTTATTTACTAGACTTTGATTGTTCTTTTTTGTCATTTAAAATTGCCTCCTTTCCATTAGGTAAAATAAATTTAGTATCTGGTTCTTTTTCTTTCATTTTTCTTAATAATTCAAAACTAATAAAATTATTTAACTTTGTAATTTTAATTTTTTTACTTTCTGTATTATTTGTCTCCACTTTCAACACCTCCTTCTTGTTCTAACTCCTCATTGTTCTTTGCTGGTTCTTCTTTTGGTGGTGGAGCAGTGTCTTTGTCTTTTGACTGATAAGAGTCTGCTATATTAGAATTTATATAATTTAATGACTGTAATACTTTTTGACCTTCGCCATTAGGTAAAGGCGCTAAATTAAACATCTCTCTAACGTCGTCTATCATTAAGACCGCAATAGGAGCTAATTCTTTTACAACATTAACTTTAGTAGCGTTAGACGCATATTGTAATCTGTTTGCTTCAAAAGTAATTTCGTTACCGAAGTTACGTTCATTATCTGTAAATAAAGCATTAGTAAAACATTGCGACATTTGTATAGCTATTGGTTCAATAGCACCTTCATAAAAAGCGTTCCACTGTTCCTCAGTAAATTTATTTTGCACAATATTTTCATTTACACCGAAATAATCATATATAGCATTTTTTGTATAACTTAGTTGTTCGGAAGAAATTGGTGTTGATTTTTCATTTATAGGTGTATAGTCCATTTTTGTATCTGTAACAATAACACCACTTCCGTTAGAGGACATTTTGAAGTTATTTTCTACAAATTTATCTCTTACTTTTGCTAAATCGTCGTCTTTAGACGCTACTTTAGCTGATAAGATACCTCTAATACTATTAATCAATTTAGCCGAATTAGAAACACCTTGATTTATTGCTATTGCAGTATCAAGAGCAGGACGTAACGCATGATTTTTACTTCCGAATATATCATTGTCAAAAAACTGTCCTCTCATGTGAATAATATTGTCATACGCAACAACCTTTATCTTTCCAGTTTTAAAAACAAATTTTAAATATAATTGTCCGTTTTTCTCTAATAATTCTATTTGATTAGACATTAAAGGAAAGAACGAAACTATCTCGCCAGAAGTAGAGAATTCAGGGTAAATAAAAGCATTATTAGTTAATTTAAAATTAGCAGCTATTTTATAATAAAAACTGTAAGCTTCCATTAAAGAATTAGGTTGATAATTTAATAATCTTTCTATTTTAGATTTACCAGCTTTACCAATACGAGTATGTTTTGCTTTTAATTTAGCAAAGTTTCTACAATATGCGTCAACGGCACTACGTACAATGTCCATGTCCCAAGCGTTACCCGTATTAACTTGATAAGTTGAATTAAAGGTATTTAATAGACTATACATATTAAAACTTGTTGCTGCACTATTGTTATTATTCGGTTGTTCTTTGTTTCCACCGAATATAGTTTTAAATAAGCCTCTATGTTTCATTTGATCACCCCACACTATACATAAAATCTTCATAATACTTAACGTATAAAACCCAAGCATTAAGTAAAGATACGGCTCCGTCAATTCTTCGACGTTCGTTTATTTTTACTGGTTGTATATTATTCAAACCACTTTTTTTAACCGCAGTATTAGTTAAACACCACTTTAAAATAGGGTTGTTATTATAATTAACCTTTTTATCTGCAAAAGCTGCGCCCATTTCACGCATTGGTTGACTCCAAGTATATGGTCCCTGTGCTACGGCTTCCATTTGAAAACCGTTTGACTTCATTTCGTCAACCCAGTAACCAGCTAGAGCTCTATCATAACCAACGTATATAGGATCAATTTTAAATTCTTGTTGCATTTGTACAAACCAGTCTGTTACTTGCGAATAGTCAACACGATTTCCTTCACATACAGTAAGTAAACCTTTATCACGCCATATTTTGTATGGTGCTTCTTGCGTGTTCTTTTCGTCTAATCTATCAAGCTTTACTTGCGGTAAAAAGTAGTGTTGTATAACATATACTTTCTCGTCGTTAGGCTTTCTGATAAGTAGTGTAGAACAAGTTAAGTCAGTAGTAGCTGATAAATCACAACCACCGATAGCGTAAGTATTCTCAATATCTTCCATATTAAAAGTCTCTGTGTTGTTAATTTCCTCAAAGCTTAACCAAGCGTTGCTATCGTTTTCACGAATATTAAAATCTTTACACAATAAACCTGATAATTTTTTAGGATCATTTTTAGCACGTTCAACTTCAATAGATAGATTATGATAACTTTTAATTGTTCCTAGTCCTGGGTTAGCTTTTAACCAACACGTTGGATCTGTCCACTCGTTACGATTATCTAGTTCATAAAGAATAGGTAAAAAGTGATCGTCTTTTATTTCTTCGTCTGCTACTTTACAAGCATAATCGTAAGTATCGTCATAGATACACTCTCTAACTGTTCCAGCAGTAGTTATCATAACTAATAACGGCTGGCGTCGAGCAGTCATAGACTGTTTCATAACTTCGTATAAATTTCTATCTTTGATAGCGTGTAATTCGTCTATAATAACGCCGTGGCTATTTAAACCGTCAAGCGTATTAGAGTCTGACGCTAAAGCTTCAAAGATAGAAGATGTAGCATTGAAGTAAAGATCATTTCTTCTTTTCTTCAAAACAGATCGTAATTCTGGACTTTGTTTAACCATATTACAAGCTTCGGTTAAAACCTTTTTTGCTTGTTCTTTCTTTGTTGCTACTGAGTATACTTCGGCTGCACCTTCATAGTCAGCCATTAACATATACAACGCGATAGGAGATAAAAGAGTTGTTTTACCATTTTTACGTCCTACCAAAAACATTGTTTCGTTAAATCTTCTGTACCCAGTTTCTTTATCTAAAAAACCAAATAAAGCTTGTACATAAGCTTTCTGGAACAATTCCAGTTTTAGGTCTGCGCCTAATTCTCCCTGGGACTGTTTGCAAAAAGTTTCTGTAAACTCTATAGGTCTATTAGCTATTTTTTCGTCAAAATAAAAAGGACAATTAGGATCGTCCATTTCTTTTACTAATCGAGCATAAACCTTTTTGACTCTGCGGCTAGTTATTATTTCGCCAGACTGTATTTTTTCGTTATACTCTCTGATGTAATTCATTATTTACCTTTAGGCTTAGTAACGAAATTCATTAAAGCGTTACCTTCCTTTGTTGCTGGTAAACCTTCTGGCAATAACTCACATAATTGTTTTATGATCGACGTATAATTTTTAATCATAGTGTTGTACACACTGGCTTCTGTACTGGTTTTTGTTCCGTACTGATTTTCTCCGTTTTGGTATGTTTCTGATACACCATTTACACTGATGTAATTTTCTAATTTAGTCAACTCTACGGACATAAAAGCAGCACTTTCGATAAGCTTTTGTACCAAATTCTTTTTATCTTTTGGTATGTTTTTGAATATTTTTTTAAGTTTTTTAAGCTCTGTCGAAAAGTCGGGAACTTCTTTTAATTCTTTAGAATTAAGATTTTCATTTTCCATTTTTCCACCACCTTTGACTACACCCCCCTCACACGACCGAAGCGGTCCGAAAAAGGACTCAAGCGCGGTTCACTGTGAAGCATATCTTTTTTAAGAAAGGGGGGAGTCTTTTATTTCTATCAGTGCAGCGTTAATCGGATTAACAAAGACTGACGCTCCTTCCTTTGTACTCAGAAAGACTGGTCCTTCGTCTAGTGCTTTAGCGAGCTCCTCTTTAGTACCACTAAAGACTATGTCATAAGTCATAATGAGATAGTTAGTATAGACGGTTAATATCATAATCAACGCTCCTTTCTATTAGATTACCTTCGTCGTCGAACATAAGACTCTTATCTGTTGGCAGCTCTGACTCATGCTCTATAGCATGGCATACTCTACACAATAGCTCTAGGTTGTCCTCTCCCAGTGTAATAGCTGGGTTATGAATATTATAAGGAGTTAGATATATTTTATGGTGTACTATTTCGCCAGGTCCATACTCGCCGTGGCAATGTTCACATATTCCGTGTTGCTTATTGTATATATAAGCTCTAGTCTTGCGCCATGCAGTAGAACGATAGAACTCTTTAGCAAAGTCTTTAGCCATAATACCACCTCAAATAAGCATTAAAAAAACACGCCTATAAAACAGACGTGTTTCTCAATTCCTAATAATTTCATTGTACCAATTATATTATATAAAAATTGCTATGTCAATTGCGGGGTTATTGCGTGGGTTATTGCATTTTGTCAATAGTTAAGTTCTTTAATAACATCATTAGGGAATAGATAAACCTTTATTTCATTGATTAAACGCTTGTTATTTCTCCATATTGTAGTAGTATCTTTTTCGAAATAATCAGCTATATCTTGCTGCGTTTTATTTTCAAAGTATTTTAATTTAATTATGTCGATATATTTATCGGACTTAAATTTCTTTAATATTCTGTCTATGCGGTTAATAATTAACTGTGTCTTTTTGATGTCAGATATTAAGCCATTTATTATATCTTCTTCGATAGTATCATAATCGCTATGACTTCCTTCTGGTATTTTAAATATGCTCTTTGATTTTCCACGTAGTCCAGTTGTTTTAATTTCCTCGATTTCTTCTTCACGGTCTTCAACTGATTTTTTCAAGTCGTTATATTTGTATAAAAGAGACTCCGTATTTTGATAAGTAGTAGCTCCTTTACGTAGTAGATTTCTCTTTGATAATTCTTCGACGATAAAACTTGTTATTTCTTTGAAGTCTATTTGTGATTTTTCTCCGTTGGCTGTTTCTGTAATTCCAGCCATAAATTAGATCCTTCCTTTCTTACTTTTTATTTTTTTCTATTGCTTCGGCAATTCTATATAAACCAGCACATACAATTAGTGCTCCTATGAGTATACTAAGCCACATTGATTATACCTCCTTCTTGTTACTTTCAATGATAAAATCTAAAAATGTATATTTTCCTTTTTCTTCGTGATAACGCCAAGCAATTTTATTGGCTTCGTTTCTTTGATAACCAATACTCATTAAAAGTTTAACAAAACGCTTTCGTGAAATTTTCATTTTTTCAAAGTCGGGCATTTTTTCCTTAATGCTTTCCCAAGTATCAATAAATGTATGACAAAGTGTAGCTGATATATTTTTTATAGCTTCTGCAACTGGCATAAATGCTTTTATAAAAGCGTCTGATAATTCTTTTATTGCTTGTTCTGCTTTTTCTGTATCAATTTCCACGAGACATTACCTCCAAATCAAATATACTTAATTGTTTTTCGTTTTTTCGAGGGAGTGGAGAACAATTTTCTTGTGGTCCTTTTTCGATACATTTAGGACAAAGGCATTTACCATTATAACCTTTTAAAATATCAAATTTACCACATAAATCGCATTTATCTTTAAATTTTTTCTCCGTCATTTTCTTCGTTAACTTCTAACTGTTCTAATTCCATATATTTACAAAAGCACTCCTCAGAACAAAAGCAATTTTCTTCTTCTGTATCAAAGAAATTAACTTGTAAACAATTATCTAAACATTTGTAATATGTATCTTCAATAACGGCTCCACAATTAGAGCAATTCATTTTTTTATTTTCCATAAATATTGATGTTCCTTTCTTCAAAATATTGTTTTATTAAATCTTCGTGAGTAGTATATAAAACTTCGTTTTCGTTTTGATATTCAACTATAACACTACCACCGTAAGCGTTATATACTTCGAAAGTTCTTATTCCCTTAGTAATTAAATTAGGCCCTTTAGATTTTGCTTTAGATCTTGTTACTAAAGTTGTACCGTCCCAGAATAATTTACTTCTAATAAAAGCTCCGAAGTCTTGTCTCCATTGTTTTTGATTAAAATTAACTGTAAGTGGTGTAACTTTCCACTTGCTATTATAAGCTTTACCCATTTTGTACCTCCTTTACTTTAATACATTTAGATAATATTTCTTTAAATTTTATACGATCATTTCTATAGACTTTATGGCCACAATGTGAACAAATCTGCACATCTGGACCATAAGCTGGAAAATATAAAGTATGACTACAATTACATTTAACTCTAATTTCAGATAACGCATTAGCATATTTCTGCATTTCTTTTAAGTTCACAACTAGCACCACCTTTTTAATTAACTATTTTTAATTATTTCTTTTAAAGACTTATTTTGTTGTCTTAATCTTTTATTGTCTTTTTTTAGACGTTTCATTTCTGCTGGTTCTCCCAGCTTTTCGATAAATAGATTATATAATTCGTCTTTTATTACTCCTTCAAGAGTAGAGACTTTATTTTCTAGTGTATTTATTTTTCTTTGTTTAGGAGAAATATAACCAACTATTTTATCTTTTAATTTAGCCATTTCGACACCTTCCTTAATCAAATATACCTTTTTTATATTCAACAAAATTATTAGTTATTAGATCTTCAAAATAATTTCCTTGAACTTCCATAAATGGACTCTCTCCGTATGGTGTTATAAGTTTAATTTCTCTAGTTTTTCGGCTTATAAGTATTGCTAAAAATCTATCTATTAGTTTTGTATAAAATTTATCTGGGAAAACAGCAAACGAGAAACCATATTTTACATAATCTTTTTTAAATTCTTCCCATTTTTCTTTTTTTATAAAAGCTTTCATTTAACCACCTCAACACTTAATATTTTTAAAACATAATATAGTTGACCTGGTATTGCTCCCCAAGCAGGGTTACCATAATCTTTTTTTATTACACAACCAACTTTTAGAGTAGGACTATTTTTTGAGTAACCATTTCTTAAAAGAATATAATAACCATAACCTGTACTTTCACAAAAATTTACTTTTTTATTTAAGCGACTATCATAATATGGTTTTATTTCTCGATATTCTTCTTTTTTTTCTCCACTAAGTATCATGTCAAACCATTTCTTTTTTATTGGTAATACAAGCATTTCTAGCACCTCATTTCCTATATATTGAATTTTACAAAATGACATAATTCTGTTAAATTCACTAGCCACCCTATAAAAGAGTAGTTTTACCTAGATTTTATAAGCATTTTCCTGACATCAGGAAACTGATATTTTTTATATCAATTTACATATTTTCATTATGTAAAATTGATATTTGTTTTTTAAAAATACTGTAATATTGTATTTTCTACTTCTCCAATACTATTTAAGTTATCTATTATTTTTAAATCTACATACTCAAATAAATGTACTTCTTCAATTTCTAACTTAAATTTATCGTTGTCTTTTCTATAGATTCTATAAAGTTTTTTTCTTTTTCTAAAAGCGTAGTAGTCTTTATCTTCACTTATTAAACCAGAGTTACATTTATTTTTATAAAAGAAATCACTCATCAATAACCATAAAGGCTCTTTTTCTGCTTCTTTTAAATAATTATAAACTAATTCAAAATCACGATCAGTATAAATCATACTATCTTCGCCAACAATATTGTTGTGATAGTATTGTATTCTAACTTCACCACCGGTTCCGTTAATAACTCTAAATTCTTTTAATGAGGAAAGACGTTCTCCCAAAGAATTATCATAATAACCTTTTTTGATAACTTCTGACTTTGTTACTCTAGCAGAGGACCAGCCCAACTTATCTTTAACATATGCGGCAAAATCTTGACGCCATTGTTTTTGATTAAAATTAACTACTTGCATTGGTTGTACCTCTTAATAATGTTCCATTTTCTAAATAATCTACAGTTAATCGACTACCAGCTTTAGATAATACTGTTTTTCTTAATTTGCCACTAATAATAGCTATATCCTGTAAAGAGTAATGCTTTTCTAACATATAAACGACATCTTCTATAGAAGGTAGAGCACCATTTAATAAATTATATATTAGTCTAGCTTCTTTATCATAGATAGTAGATAAAACTCTTATTACATCCTTTTCATAGCGGAATATTATCAAAACTGCATGATTTTTATTTTCTGATACATCATATCTTATATTTAAGGCATCTTCGTCTATATCTTGTAAGTAACCATTTAAGTTATCTATTTTCTGCATAATTAACCTCCTAAATAAAAGTTTTTTCGTTTGATGTTTTTGTCGTCTTCTTCCCAACATATATACCTTAATGTTACTGTTTCGCTAGAGTGATTTAACATTTCTTTTAAACCGATTAGATCTCCAGTCTGTTCGTAATACTCTCTAGCAAAATACTTACGTAACGAGTGGCAGCCTACAACATAAGACACTTTAACTTCGTCTGATAATTCTTTAATAATCTGCCAAGCTCTTTGACGTGTAATAGGTATATTAGTACCTTTACGACTTTTAAATAAATATTCTCCTTCAACAAGCTTATTTCTATTTATATAATCTTCTAAATCTTTTCTTAATGAAGGGTGGAGTTCAAAAGCTTGTTCTTTACCAGTTTTGAACTCTCTTGTATAAATACCTCCATTTTTAAAATTATCAGTTTTCAACTGTAATAGATCTTCTATACGAAAAGCTAGATTTCTACCTAGGTGTAGTATCATATAGTTACGATCCCATAAATAAACTTGTTCTTTGTTTTCTTCTTCTTCGGCTGCATTTTTATTTTTTTTACAAATTACGATCATACTATTTAGGTCTTGCTTTTTGAAAGGTCTAACAGTTTTACGACCGAACTTGTTTCTAAACACTCTAGGCATAACATCACTCCTTATTTTTTATTTACTAAGCTTTCGGAGTTCTTTTCTAATTGAATAATAGTTTTTTCTATATCTTTTAAAGTCATATATCTACCAGCTTGTAAGCTAGCTTCGTCTGTAATTTCTTTTACCTTAATAGGTACAGTTTTAAGAATATCTTGTTGTTGTTTTACATAGTCTTTAGTAGACTGATTTATATATATAAGTTTTAATTCTATTTGGTTATGTATTTCTATACCTTTTTTATAATCTTCTATAATATCGTCTTTAGAAGTTAAAACTTGATTAAAGGCAAGATAACATAAACCAGAGCCTAATATTAAACCTAATAATAAACAAATAATACTACTCATAATATTCCCCCTCAATTTCTCCAGTTGTTGGATCTACATTGTCATAATAAAATTGTTCATACCAAGATGTAGACTCTTGACAAGTAGTAAATAGTTCGTAAGTTTCCTCATAAGCCATTTTCATACGAGCGTACTCTTGAGATAACTTGTCATATTCTGCTTGAAGTTTTATATTTTCTTCTTTTTGCTCTGTAGCTACTTCTGTAATGTCATTAGTCATTACTGTACATATAGCACCCCAGAATAGGGAAACACATAAGAACATAAATAACATAATCATTACTAAAGCTTTAAATTCATTTGTTAGCGTATAATCAATGATGTCTTTTATTTTGTTTTTGATTTTAGTTTTCATTTCTTTTTTTCCTTTCATTAGCACTTATCATATTCTGCTAAAATAATATCTTCAAACTTTTTGCGACACTCAACATTAAGAGGGTGTGCTATATCTGCGTATGAACCGTCTGGCATTTTTTGACTAGGCATAGCTAGAAATAGACGGTCGTCTCCTTTAATAATTTTAATATCTTTGATAATAAACTCTTTATCAATAACTACAGAAGCAGCTCCAACTAAACGGGAGTTTTCTTCGTTTATTTTATTTACCTTAACACTAGTTATTTCCATTTTCTGCTACCTCCTTAGTTTGACATTGAAGTTTATAGCCTTCAAGTTCCCAAATTTTATTAACTAGCTTGTCCATACATATTTCTTCTCCAATTTTCATATCGAAGTTTGCAGGATCTACACAGCTAGAACTCTCAACAATTACAAAGTCATTAGGCAGTGTAGCTTTTAAAATTGTTGTTTTATCTCCGTATTGTTCAACTTTAATTAGTGTATCTTTTAAAATGTTATCTATATCTTGTTTTGTGATGGTATTTTTCATAATAATTATTCCTCCATTTTCTAATCTCTATCATTATCTTCATTTAACCATTCATAGTCGATAAGCTCTATATCTGGATCCTTCCCCCTGGACCTTAAGTCCTCAATAAGTTGTTCCCGATAAGCTTCATGTCTTTTATTCCACTCATCAAAAGTTTCGTTTTGGTGGTTTAATCTAAATTCCGTGGACTCTTTATTAGGACATATTTGTTTTTTCATGCAGTAGAAACATGACTCTGATTTATAATCACTTCCTAAATGACAATTAAAATTTTTCACGCGTGCGCTTTTATCACACACACTTAAATTATCATTATCATTGTCATTATCATTATCATTATCATTGTCATTATCATTATCATTGTCATTATCATTATCATTGTCATTATCATTATCATTATCATTATCGGTATTTTTGGTATTGTTTTGTATACCAGTTTTACCAGTGGTATTTTTGGTACCCCACCTTTTTTGTATATTTTTGCGATTTCTTTCACAAATTGTATTAAATTTCTTTTTATCAATATCTAATTGCGTTTTTATAAAACTAAACGCCATTTTTAAGATACCTTCAAACTGAGGTAAAGTTCCGTCTCTATCATAAAGAAGCATAGCTCTAATAAGACGTCCAAGTTCTTCGTCTGTTAGTAACTCAAAATGTTCGGCGTATTGATAATATACAATAAAGCTATTCTTCATTTCTTTACCTCCAATCGTCCATTTTGACTTTACCCCCAAATTATGGTACAATTAGAGAGTAAATTATAAGAAAGTTTACAACTTGATTTATGAGTTCTGATCCAATTCATAAATCTTTTTTTATTTTCTTTAACATACATATTTACTTACCGAGAGAGAATTGTCTAATATCATAATGTGTACAAGTATAACCTCTATCTTGATCACATTTTTCGGCTAATTCCCCATAGTCGGCAACTCCTTTCACTAGTATTAAAATAAATATTGCGAGTACACTAATTCCACATATAGCTTTTAATGTAACCTTTAACCTTTTTTTTAGTCTGTATTTCTTTTTCATAATTGTTTCTCCTTTGATTTTTTTAATTGATTTACTAGATAAATTCATTTATCGGATCTTGTTTTAAGAGTTTTAATTGTTTATCGCTATAAAACCACTTTGAAGTATCAACGCCGCGTTTTTCAGCTTTTCTAGCTATATCGTTTACGACATCATATATTTTTATTAAATGATTTCTTTTTTCTTCTGTTGTTGGAATACTCTCTACACAAATCTCAATTTCTGTTTGACCTAGCTTTAAGTTTTTTATTGTGTGATAGCTTTTATTTTCTTCCATTTCAACACCTCATTAAATTTTATG